AATCAAACTCCGGTAGCTGATATAGGCACTGGAAATCATGTTTTTTCTAGTGGCGGTGAAATAACTGACTTTGGAATAACATCTAGAACTGGTAAATTATTGTTTGGTGCTAATGGCACTGCTGTTGATATGGTGTTAGACAGCAGCGGCAGAGTCGGCATTGGTACTAGCAGCCCAAAAACAACGCTTAATCTTTCCGCAAACAACTCAGGTCAAGGTCCAATCCTAACACTTGAAAACTCTGATACTACAATAACCACTAATGATGTTCTTGGGCAGATAGACTTTTATGCAAATGATGGGTCAACTGGTGGTACTGGACAAAAAGCGACAATTAAAGCCATTGCACAAAATACTTCTGGAACAAGCGTTGGTTTAAGTTTTGGAACTTCAGTATTTCCAACTACAACCGCAGCTGAAGCCATGCGAATCGAATCAACCGGCAACGTCAACATCGGCGACCTTTTTGAACTAAGCACAAGCGGAAGAAGGTTGGAATTGGGTCATGATCAAACTCAAATATCGGGTACTGATACCTTCTCTATTAGGTTCGGTAACTCAGAACACAGCGCTAGTGAGTCCAGTGTAGCCGGAATTGCCAGCAGTCTCTTCGGTAGTGTAGGAGGTCCTGTTGGTGTTATAGACGATCTTCAATTTAAACCCGGCACTCACGGTATTATTAGATTCGGAAGAGGCACCGCTACGGGCGAAAGTCCGATTATTTTCGATTCGAATAATGGTATCGGAATAGGTCCAACCGTGTCCCGTTCAACCGGCGTTTCCACTATGGACGGATACTTCCATATAAAAAGATCTGACGCTACGGTTTGGGCAGAAAATTCATCATCTGGATATGATGGTATAAACGCAGTTATTGAAAATACGAGTACTACTAATACTACATCAGCAGGTATTCTTTTTAGAACTAATGGTAATAGTACTGAAAGTATTGCTAAGATTAGTAGTGTCTGTTCCGGTGGGGCCGGTTTTGGTACTGCTGACTTCAGATTTACACTGGAAAATAGTGGTACTATTAGTGAAAAAATGCGACTGACTGGCGACGGCAATTTGCTGGTTGGTCTCAGTTCTGGCGAAGACGCAGTAGTTCACGTTGAAGCAACTCAACCTACCTATACCAACTACTCAACTATTTTTGCTGGTGGGACTAGCAGCAATACTGGTGTACATGGTATTTCATTAATTTCTTCTGGTGATGCTTTAGGTGGTCTCGTAGGTTCAAACTTGGCTTTGGAGGGGGCGACTTACAGTCAACCCAACACAGCAAGAGCTAGCTCATATATAGGATTTAGCAACAGTACCACAGCATCGATAACTGGCAGTATTGCATTCGGAGGTTTAGTAAAGGGAACTACCACTGCGGTGACTCATATGACGCTGGATGGCGCCGGCAACTTGGCCATCGGCAAAACCCCAACAGATACTAATTCTAATTACAACTCGTTAGAAATTAATAATCTTCATCTCATGTCGCAATCCGGCAATGACGATTGTTATATTAGCAGTAATGCTTATTATACTAACAGTGGTTGGAAATACACTACATCCGATTTCGCTACGCAATATTATCTATTGCAAGGAGAACATGTTTGGAGAACCTCTGAGACAAGTGGTACTGCTGGTAATACGGTAACTTGGGATACTGCGATGCTCTTGCAAGCAGACGGAGATCTCCACGTAGAAGCTGATGTTGTTGCCTTCTCTACCACAGTATCAGATCAACGCCTCAAAGATGATGTAGAAACACTTGACAAATCGTTAGATAAGATTTTACAATTGAGAGGTGTATCGTTCACTTGGAACGCAGGGTCTCGTGAAGGAACTCGTGACATTGGTGTTATCGCACAAGAAGTGGAAACGGTTATACCAGAAATTGTTCGGGAGAAAAAATCAGTTCTAATTGATGATCAACCCACAAAGACGGTTGACTATGAAAAACTTGTTGCTGTTCTTATCGAAGGTATGAAAGAACAACAAACCCAGATTGATGAACTTCGTGAAGAAATTCAAGCACTCAAGGGAGAGTAAGTAGATGGGCATAGTTGCCAGCACAAATGTTTCTTTTAAAGACCTTTACCGAGGCACTTCTTGGGGCCAAAGCACTTCAACAATCGCGGATGTAAGTACAAATAAACAATATGTGACATCCTCTGTAACACACCTAAGAAACCAATTTGGAATAGAATATGACGTTAGTAATCCGATTAACGGAACTCAGGGAACTGAATGGAAAGCGTCTCAAACCGTTGGATTATATCTAGCTGATCTTCTTATTACTCAAAACACTCAAACCAACTTTAATGGTAATATAGGCGTTGGCGCCGCCACAGGTTATGGCACTCGATATAATCCAAATAGTATTACCGGCCTCCAATTAAGTGTAGATGGTGAGTTAATATCTGATAATGGATCTCCCGTACTGGTCGATAACAATTTCTTTGGAGTAGGGTTCGAGACGGTCGGTGGAGGCACTCCATATTTTCGTCTAGGGCTAGAAAGTGATGGCGGCACCACCCCACCCATCGATATTATAACTTCCATAATTATTCAAATTTCTGGTAACGCGGCAATCACCGGCAACGGTCAACAGGATTGCTTTAAACTCGATTTGGCCGATGCTAGTATCAATTCAGCTCCCGTCGGCACCCTACGACTCTGGGGTTGGACTCAAACCGATTTTGGAGATAATACCGCTTGGAATAATATGGTTAGTGCTTGGGATGGTTCTGGGGATATGTTTATTGCTTTTGTCGCATAATTTAACAGGAAAATTCTTAAACATATAAATAGGACATATACACACACCACTAATGATGGGTTGGGGATATGTCCTATTATAAAGACCTAACGATAGACCAAGGTTCTTCAGTTTCTATTGATGTCTATCTTACGAACAAAGACGGCACGGCTAAGAATTTAACTAATTACACGCCGACTGCTCACATCAGTCCGAACTATAATCTCGATAGTGATAATATCACTGTGTTCACTTGCACAGTAGATTCTGCTGCGTCTGGAATTATTAATCTTGCGTTATCCTACACTCAAACGGACAATCTGAAAGCGAACAAGAGGTATGTCTATGACCTTGAGATTGCTAGAGATAGTTCTGGTTCAATTGCAGAAATTGAACGTGTTATGGAAGGTCAGATTTTCATAACCCCATCAGTAACTAAACTTCCGGGCTTATAATGACAACCGTTGTTCAGAAAGTAGTTCAGGTTAAAACTAAAGTGAACAAAGTTGTTATCACTAAAAATACTTTGGTTAAAAAAGTCGTTTTAAATTAACCAATAAATATGATTGAATAAAAGGATTAACAATAATGGCAACACCAAATTCAAGGCAATCACTGATAGATTTCTGTCTTCGCAGATTAGGTGCGCCTGTAATTGAAATCAATGTTGATGACGACCAAATTGAAGATAAGGTCGATGATGCATTACAAATGTATCAAGAGTTTCATTCTGATGCAACCTATCGAACATATTTAAAGCACGTTATCACACAAACCGATAAAGACAATGGATATATTCCAATATCGTCCAATGTAATTTATGTGTCTCAACTGTTTCCTCTAAACCCGACATTTTCTTCTGTGAATATGTTTGACATTCGATATCAGATGATGTTGAATAGTCTGGGTGATTTTTTGAACTTTGCAGGTGGTATGTCTTACTACTATCAAATGCAACAGTACTTAGAATTTCTCGATCAAATATTGTCGGGTTATCCTCAAACCACTTGGTCACGTCATCAAGATAGACTTTACATTTGGGGTGAGTGGTCTAACGGTGATTTAGACGTTGGAGATTATATTGTTGCCGAGGTTTACACAGCCGTTGACCCAACTACATTCTCAAGTGTTTATAATGATATGTTTGTAAAAAATTACACCACTGCGTTAATCAAACAACAGTGGGGTATGAATATGTCTAAGTTTGAGGGAATGCAGTTGCCAGGGGGTGTGACAATCAGTGGCAGACAAATTCTAGAAGATGCTAGCGCAGAACTGAGAGAACTAGAAGAGAAACTTCGTTTAGAACAAGAATTACCACCCGACTTCTTTATAGGTTAAATATGAACATACAGATTGATAATAAGTTATTTGGTGTGATTGTTACTGCGGTCAGTGTGGTCTTTGGTGCCTATATGTATTTGGATAATCTTCACATCGATGAGAACGAATTAGAACTTGATCAAATGGAACAAGATGCAGTAGTAGAAGCTCTCGAAGATGATATCACCACAAGAATGCTTATGTCACAATCTACTCGATACGCAGAGATTGCAAAATACTATGGTGATGTTCAAAGGGAAAGATCTTTAACGAAGGCAGAAGAACTGCGATTAAAAAACGTTGAAGATGAACAATGCCGTATTCGTAATATCATATCAAAACATAATGTGGAGTCTTGCGACTAATGGCAACCAATCCATATTTCAGTCAGGGTAGAAAAAGCGAACAATTGTTGTACGAGGATTTGGTGATCGAATCCTTAAAAATGTACGGACAAGATGTTTACTATCTACCACGAGAAATCGTTAATCAAGATGATATCTTTGTTGACGATTCGGTTTCTCGTTTCTCTGATGCCTATAAGATTGAAATGTATATCGAAAACACCGAAGGGTTTGATGGTGAGGGAGACCTATTTACCAAATTCGGTGTGGAGATTCGTGATGCAGCTACATTTATTGTTTCACGAAGAAGATGGAATAGTGTCATTGCAGAGAATGAAGAAACCGATGTGGTTCCTTTTTTCCGTCCCCGTGAAGGTGATGTAATCTATCTTCCATTGTCTCAGTCTATGTTCCAAATAATGAAGGTAGAAACCGAGTCTCCATTCTTCCAACTCAAAGACCTTCCTACATTTAGAATGCGTTGTGAACTCTTTGAGTATAACGATGAAGACTTTGATACAGAAATTGAAGAGATTGATCAGGTAGAAAACTTCTCTGCGTATCAATATGTAATGACCTTCTCTTCGGTCACCGGAACGTTTGTCGTAGGTGAAAATGTAACACAGAACAACGGTGAGTATACGATGAATGGTGAAGTGGTCAATTGGGATGCAGTAAATAATAAACTATATCTAGCCCACGTAGGGGCAGATGACGGTGAATTCCACACCTTTACCACAACCGCCAATGTGGTTGGTGGAACTTCAGGTGCGATAGGTACACCATCACTCATTGAAGAATTGCAAAATATTCAACGTGAAGCACAGAACGATATCTTTGATGTGTTTGAAAGTGACTTCTTAGATTTTAACGAATCTAATCCGTTTGGAGATCCTCAGTAATGTTTGGTACATATTTTTATCATCAAAGAGTTAGAAGAACAGTTGCCGTTTTCGGTTCCCTGTTTAATAACATATATGTTTTAAGAAAGAATTCTAGTGGTGCTGTAATTAGTCAGGTCAAGGTGCCACTTTCTTATGCTCCTAAAAGAAACTTCATCGAACGAATAGAACAGATGAACAAAGGAGAAGATGCGGAAAGACAGATTGCAATCAAACTGCCTCGTATGTCTTTCGAAATTGTTTCGATGGAATATGATCTGGCCCGTCAACTACCGAAAATAAATTCACGATCAAAACAGTTGACAAATGGAAGTAATAGTGTATCAGACAGAACTCGATTATACACCTCTGTACCCTACAATGTCAACTTTCAATTAAACGTATATGCAAAATCACAAGACGATGCGTTGCAAATTGTCGAACAGATTATACCTTTTTTCAATCCACAATATACAGTAACAGTCAAACCACTCGAAGATTTGACAGACATCAAAGACGATGTTCCAATTGTGTTACAGGGATTGAACTTTCAGGATGATTATGAAGGCCCATTAGAGGCGAGAAGAACCATTATATACACTATGGACTTCTCAATGAAAATTAGTTTTTATGGCCCTCTTTCTACTGGTCCGATTATTCGTCAGGTGGATACTCCAATCTATCAACAGGATACTGGATTATCTGGAGATAGTGATACCTTACTCGAAACAATTAGAACGGTACCGAATCCGTTAGCGGTAAGTCCTGATAGTGACTTTGGATTTAGTTATGAATATTTTAACGCATTGGATAGTGTAACCTAATGAAAGATGATAATACAAAAAATATACAAGACGACTATGACACTTCACGTGACACATATCTCGAACTGATTGAGGGTGGTAAAGAATCGCTTGAGCTTATGATACAAGTCGCTCGCGAATCTGAACACCCACGAGCTTTTGAAGTTTTGTCTGGTATGATCAAGAACATCGCAGATGTAACCGATAAATTGATGGAACTGAACAAAAAACATAAAGATGTTATTAAAGAAGATAAACCTGAACAAAAACAGATCACGAACAATAATGTGTTTTTAGGAAGCACAACTGATTTACAACGATTATTACAAGATGAAGAAAAGGTGATTGATGCAAAACTCGTTACTGAGAATGAATAATAACGAAACGTATCTTGGCAATATCAATGTAAAACGTGATGGTGTAGTTCAGGAATGGACTAAGGAGCAGATACGTGAATACAAAAAGTGCATGGACAACCCTTCGTACTTTGCAGAAAAATATGTCAAGATTATTTCGTTGGACAGTGGGCTTGTTCCATTTAATCTTTACGATTATCAAAGACATATGTTTGAACATTTCAACAGCAATCGTTTTAGTGTCGTTTTGGCTTGCAGGCAGTCTGGCAAATCAATATCGTCGGTTGCCTACCTTCTCTGGTACGCCATTTTCCATTCCGAAAAAACAATCGCTGTATTGGCGAATAAAGGCGCGACTGCCCGAGAAATGCTCGCACGTGTTACTCTCATGTTGGAAAATCTTCCATTCTTCTTACAACCTGGCTGTAAAACTCTCAATAAAGGTTCGATCGAGTTTTCTAATAACAGTCGGATTGTTGCTGCTGCCACTAGCGGGTCTTCTATTCGTGGTATGTCTGTTAACCTACTTTATCTTGACGAGTTTGCTTTTGTTGAGCGAGCGGCTGAGTTTTATACCTCTACATACCCCGTGGTATCCGCCGGAAAAGACACCAAAGTCATCATCACGTCGACCGCAAACGGAATAGGAAATACCTTTCATAAAATTTGGGAAGGTGCAGAACAGGGGATCAATGAATTTAAATCGTTTCGCGTAGACTGGTGGGATGTGCCTGGGCGAGATGAAGAATGGAAGGCACAAACAATTGCAAATACATCACCACTCCAATTCGACCAAGAATTTGGTAACACCTTTTTTGGAACAGGTGACACCCTTATAAATGCCGAGACGCTTTTATCACTAAGGGCAAAAGCGCCTCGGCAAGTTTTAGAGGGCGGTCTTCTAAAAGTTTATAACGAACCTGCTAGCAAGCACGAGTACATCATGACCGTTGATGTCTCGAAAGGAAGAGGTCAGGACTACTCTACGTTCACTGTCATCGACATATCGACACGCCCATTTGAACAAGTGGCTGTGTATCGGAACAATACTATCTCTCCAATACTCTTCCCTAATATTATATATAAGTACGCAACCGTTTATAACAACGCTTATGTGATTGTAGAATCAAATGACCAAGGTTCTGTGGTATGTAATGGTTTATACTACGATCTCGAATACGAAAACGTTCACCTCTCTTCAGCCGTGAAAGCAAACTCAATTGGTATTGAAATCAATCGTAAAACAAAACGATTGGGTTGTTCTGCCATCAAGGATATTCTGGAAGAAAAGAAAATTGCAATTCACGATGATAACACTATTTTAGAGATCTCCACTTTTGTATCGAAAGGGGTTTCGTATGAAGCAAGTGACGGTAATCATGATGATTTGATGATGAATCTTGTGATGTTTGGTTATTTCGTTACCACACAGTTCTTCGCTGATATGACAGATATCAATTTAAAACAAATGATGTTCGAAAATAGAATGCAAGAAATTGAGGATGATGTTGTTCCATTTGGATTCATCGATGATGGTTCAGATGAAATTAATTTGATCGAACAAAGAGAAGAAATAGAACGCCGTGGTTGGCAGATTCTTCACGACCCTTTCTAAAAACCCTCTAAATATAAATAAATACATTGAACATCCGTATTATGTAAATCTTATTATTAGCTAATAAAAAAAGGAAACGATTATGGCTCTTTTTACCCCATCAGCGTCTCCCAGCATTACAGTTAAAGAAATTGACTTAACGGGTGTTGTCCCTTCAGTCACTACTTCAACTGGTGCTTATGTGGGAGAATATGCCTGGGGTCCTGTACATCAACCAACGCTCGTAGATAACGAGGCAACGTTGGTATCGACGTTCGGGGCGCCAAGCGCAGACCAAGCTGTGGACTTTTTGTCTGCGGCAAACTTTTTACAGTACTCAACGAGTCTGTACGTAACACGAACAGTAGACGATACTGCCAACACAGGTGCGTTAAACGCATGGGATTCAGATGAAGTAGGTGTTTTGTCAAATAAACCATTGGTTAAGAATGCCGATGATTTCGATATTCAGAACACAGCATCTGGTCTCGCAGAAGCTGCTAAAAACCATACTTTCATCGCAAAGTATCCTGGCGAAGCTGGTAACAGTTTAAAAATCGAAATTTGTCCTGCAAAGGAAAATGATACGACGGTTTTTGATGGCTGGGCATATGCTTCATACTTTGATGCTGCGCCAGGCACTTCACAGTACGTCTCTGATGCCGGTGGTGCAAAGGACGAAGTTCACGCAGTAGTAGTTGATGAACTTGGTACTTTGACAGGTACTATTGGTGCGGTTCTAGAAACCTTCCCATTCTTATCTTTGGCAACAGACGCTAAGACAGTTGATGGAACGGTTAACTATTTGTTAGATGTTATCAACAACCGTTCTAGTTACGTATGGATTATTAGTCCTAACAAACACGACGAAGATGCCAACCGAAATCTAAACTTCACCTCTGCAGCCGCAGTCGGTGGTATTGGTGTTGATTTTGAAGCGGTTGACCCTGTTATCAAAACTTTCACATTAGGTGGAGGTGTTGACGGAACAGCAACTTCAGGCGACATTCTTCGAGGTTTTGACGAATTTGAAAGTAAGGAAAACATTCAGGTAGATTTTCTTATCGCGCCTGGTGCAGCTGACGCAACAACTCAGAAAACAATTGTTGCTGATCTTGTCGCTACTGCTGGTAGTTTACGTAAGGACTGTGTTGTAGTTACATCACCAAGTCGTGCATCAGTTATTGGTTTAACTGCTTCTGCAGCGACTACAGCGGTCAAAGCAGAAATTGAACAGTCTGGTTATTCTGCATCATCATATCTTGTGGTTGACAACAACTATTTGAAGGTATATGATAAGTACAACGACCAGTATGTCAATATTCCTGCCGCTCCAGCAACTGCTGGTTTGATGGCAGCAACTGATGCTGTCGCGGCACCTTGGTTCTCACCCGCTGGTCAAAGAAGGGGTCAATATTTCGGAGTCACTTCCTTAGCTTATTCAGCTAGTAAGGCACAAAGAGATACATTATACAAAGTTGGAGTTAATCCGATCGTAAACTTGCCTGGACAAGGTATTGTTCTTTTTGGTGATAAGACCAGAGAGACACGTCCATCAGCATTCGATCGTATTAATGTCCGTCGATTGTTCCTCGCAATTGAAAGGTCAATCGAACGTGCTGCAAGGAATGTAATGTTTGAATTCAATGACGAATTCACTCGTGCAGAATTTGTTAATATCGTTGAACCGTTCCTGAGAGAAATTCAGGGTCGAAGAGGTATTACAGATTTCCGTGTAGTATGTGATGAGACGAATAACACTCCAGCTGTAGTCGATCGTAACGAGTTTGTTTGTTCAGTATTTGTCAAACCTGCTCGTTCAATTAACTTCATCACACTCAACTTCGTTGCTGTTCGCACTGGTGTTGATTTCAGTGAAGTAGTTGGTACGGTTTAAGCACAACCATTTTAAGGAGAAATTAAATGGCAATTTTAGGAGTCGATGACTTTAAGTCAAAGCTGAGAGGTGGTGGTGCTAGGCCCAATCTGTTCCAAGCAACTGTCAACTTTCCCGGCTATGCAGGAGGAGATGTTGAACTGACATCCTTCTTGTGTGAGGCAGCTCAGTTACCTGGCTCGGTAGTGGGATTGGTGACAGTTCCCTTCCGTGGCCGTCAGTTGAAAATTGCTGGCGACAGGACGTTTGAGCCTTGGACAGTAACCATTATCAATGATACTGATTTTTCAATTCGTGACGCTATGGAGCGTTGGATGAACGGTATGAACGCTCATTCAGCGAACACTGGTTTGGTTAATCCAGTGGACTATCAGGCAGACCTTTTGGTAGATCAACTTGATAAGGATGGTAGCACGTTGAAACGATACACTTTCCGTGGTTGTTTCCCAACAAACGTTGCACCAATTGACCTTTCATATGCAACAGAAAATGAGATCGAAAGATTTACTGTTGAATTCCAAGTCCAGTACTGGGAATCAAATACAACATCTTAAATCTCTACTAAATAATCGGGACTCCTTCGGGAGTCCCTTTATTTACTTTTTTGGAAACAGGTATGGCAGACGATAGCATCTTTAAATTATTCGGTTTTGAATTACGTAGAACACAAGCACAGAAGAAAGAAAAACTTCCTTCCATTGTTCCTCCTACGGATGACGATGGTGCTGGGTATGTCACTTCAGCTGCTGGTCATTATGGTCAGTATATCAATATGGACGGTGATGGATCGAAAGATAATCACCAACTTGTCTTACGTTATCGTGGAGTTGCAACACATCCAGAAGTGGATATGGCAATTGAAGAAATTGTCAACGAGTCTATTACTGCTTCAGAACTAACATCTAACCTTGAACTATCGTTAGAAGATGTAGAAGCACCCGATAAAATTAAAGAACAAATTCAAGAAGAATTCAAAAATATTGTGTCAATGTTGAAGTTCAATGACAATGGCCACGATATTTTCCGTTCGTGGTATGTTGATGGTAGAATCTATCATCACTTACTTGTGAACGAATCAAATCTTAAAGCTGGTATTCAAGAGATTAGACACATTGATGCCGCAAAGATTCGCAAAGTTAAAAATGTAAAGTATAAAAAAGACCCTGCAACGGGAGCAAAGATTGTTGAGTCAGTAGACGAGTTTTATATTTACGAAGAGAAGCCTGGACAACAATCATCAGCAGTTAAACTTTCTACTGATTCTATTAGTTATGTCACATCAGGTCTATTAGATGAGACAAAGAAAAAAGTAGTTTCACACTTACATAAAGCATTAAAACCAATCAATCAGTTAAGAATGATGGAAGACTCTCTGGTCATCTATCGTCTTGCACGTGCACCAGAAAGACGTATCTTTTATATTGACGTAGGTAATTTACCCCGTGGTAAGTCTGAACAGTATATGAAAGATATTATGACCAAGTATCGTAACAAGTTGGTCTAC